AAGATGGAGTTGGCTTCGTAAACTATTTACGGGTTTTTGCCCCCGCAGTAGTTGACAAGGTTACCTTTCAAAGCGCAATATTGAGACCTAAGCAAGAGGACGCAAAAGTGACTGAAACAGAAAATTCCACCGACTCGTTAGTTGCCCGCTACATAGTGCTGCGGGACCAAAAGGCCACGATTAAGGAAATCGCCGACGCGCAGATGCAAGCCGTAGACGAGAAGATGAACGCCATAGAGGCAGAGATCCTAGACCAGTGTAAAGCACTGGGGGCAGACAGCATCCGTACCGCTTCTGGTACCGTAACTCGCAGTATTAAGAGCCGATATTGGACAACTAACTGGAGCGCCATGTATGAAGTTATAAAGGAGCACAACGCATTTGGGCTGTTAGAACAACGAGTCCATCAGACAAATATGAAACAATTCATTGAAGAAAATCCTAACGTCTACCCAGCCGGATTAGAAGTTAAGCGCGCTTTCGCAATTACAGTACGTAGAAAATAAACCAAGGAATATACCATGACAACCGATATTTTGAATGCCATTCCCGACTACATTCGGGCTGAAGGTCAGACTGATCTTGCCAAGAGCTTGCAGGGCGGCGGCGGGGCTAAGCGGATTTCCATCCGCGGCAAACGCTTTCGGATGATCGTCGGCGGCAAAGAACTCGCTACCCGCGAGGAAAACTTTCTGGACTTCATCGTGGTGAACGTAGCCCGTGAAGTGAACCGCATGTACTACACCGATTCGTACGACGCCAAGGCCGAAAAGGCTGTGCCCCCGACGTGTTGGTCCGGAGATGGCCGCGTGCCGCACCCGACGGCGTTGGTTCCCCAAAGCGCTACCTGCCGTGACTGCCCACAAAGCGTTCAGGGCTCAGGCGGCGGCAAATCCTACAAGGCATGCCGTACGAAACGCCGCATCGCTGTGGTGCTTGCAGGGGACATTGAGGGCGGCGTTTATCAGTTTGAGCTGCCGGGCACTTCGGTGTTTGGTACTGGGGACAAAACCCACATGCCGTGGGATCAGTATCAGCAGTTGTTGGGGCCGCAGGGAATGTCGGTTGATCGCGTGATTACCCGCGCGCAGTTTGACGTAGACGCTGACCAACCCAAAATCGTGTTCACCGCCGTGGGATTCCCCACGCGCGAATCGCTACCGGCTATTCGGGATTACACGGCTTCCCCCGAAGCAAAAGCTGCGATCACCATGACGGTGTTCCAAGCTGACAGCCTGCCCGCGCTACCCGCCCCTGTGCCGCGGGCGGAACCCGAACGTAGCAAAGCGACGGACTTGAGCTTGGCGCTCAACAAGTTTTCGCGGGCTTCCCAATCCTCTAACGTTTCTGACGACGAGGTGGCGTAATGGATTACCGGGGCTATAGCAACAGAATTGTGGAAGCCAACGCTATCGCGGCTGGTAAATCCGATAGCCCCGGTATTCTTCTGGGAAAATACATGATAAGTCGGGACATTCCCGTGGCGGAAGTAACGGACTATTTTGGAGTGTCGCGCATGACTATCTACAAATGGATGGTAGGTACAGCTACCCCTAGGAAGAAATACATAGAAAAAATAGAGCATCTCTTGCACATTGGGGGCGTGTGAAAATAAAAATAAAAAGAGGTCTACGCATTGGATACACAGACATTCCTCAGAACTATATGGGACGACACTAGCTGGCATGTGATACAGGGTATCAAGCAAGGTCTACCATCCACCGTAACATGGCATCAAACCGTAGAAAGCGCGGTAAAAGAATTAGATAAGTTAGCAACCACAGAATACGATGCGTATTACGCTGTATCTAATTTTGAGAGTAATACCGAGAGAAGTCAGAGCAACGTAAAATCTGTAGGAGCGTCGTACCTAGATATAGATTGTGGGGAAGGCAAATTCTACGCCACTCAAGAACAGGGAATCGACGCGCTAGTAGGGTTCGTGTCGGGGTACAACCTCCCCGTCCCTACGGTAATAAGCTCCGGCAACGGGCTGCACGTTTACTGGTTTTACACAACACCAGCCCCAAGAAAAAATTGGAAACAGATCGCGGAAGCGTTGAAAGTAGCGTGCCGGAGTTACGGGCTTGTGGCCGACGCAGCGATTACCGCGGACGAAGCCAGACTCCTGCGCCCCGTGGGGACCGCCAACAAAAAGCGTCTGCCGTGGTCGATGGTGGAGTGGTTGCTCGACGGTAAAGAAGTCGATTACCAAGAGTTTGGCGTTCTGGTAGGGCTAAGTGATGCGTTGTCCGATACGCTGGAAATACCAGATTACATCTCCAGAGAATTAACCCCGCTGCAAAAATCCTTGCGCGCCAACAGCCGCAATCGGTTTTCGCTGATCATAGACAAGACGACCAGAAGTGCGGGGTGCGAGCAGTTAGGGTTCATCACCGCGCGGCAGAGCGAGGTTGGGTACGCCTTGTGGCGGGCCGGGTTATCCATCGCGGCAAATTGCGTTGATGCTGGCGACGCGATACACATCATGTCCGAAGACCACCCGCAATATAGCCGGTCGGAAACGGAGAAGATGGCGGACGGGCTACTGGATAAGCCGTACTTGTGCGCTACGATCGCGCACCTTCGTCCGGACGTCTGCCAGAAATGTCAGCACTGGGAGAGGATAAAAAGCCCCATAGTCCTTGGGGAAGAAATAGAATTTGACGATGGCTCCGCCCCCATTTTGCATATCGCTGCTCGGGGTACCCCCAGCTACTACACGCCGCCCCCTGTCCCAGATCCCTACAAGCGCGGCAAGAATGGGGGGATATACCTCATAGAGAATGAGGAGTTTACTCCGGTATACGAGCATGACTTCTACCTAGTCAAGAGGATGCACGAGGGCGGTAGGGGCGATTCGGTCCTCGCTAGACTGCACCTGCCGCGCGAAGCCCCGCGTGAGTTTGTGATTCCGCTGGCGACTATGTCGTCCAAGGAAGAACTACGCAAACTACTGTCGTATCACGGGATCATAGCGATGGCTGGTCAGATTGACAGGATAATGAAATACCTAGTTCTGTGCGCCAAAACTCAGCAGGTTGAACTAGACATCGAAGTCCTCCGGACGCAGTTCGGGTGGGCAGACGACAACACCAAATTTGTCCTCGGCACGCAAGAGTTTGGGATGACGGAGATAAAATACAGCCCCCCGTCGGAAATTACCGCCAGACTTTCTAAGGATGTCCGGCCCAAGGGCACGCTGACCGAGTGGAGTCGCGTAGCCAACGCCTACGATCGTGTGGGGTTTGAACCGCACGCCTTTGGGCTACTGACGGGGTTCGGCGCGCCGCTGATGAAATTCACCGGCTATAACGGCGCGTGGATTAATCTGCTTCACCCAGAATCCGGTACGGGTAAAACCACGATCCTGAAAATGGTGAACAGCATAATAGGACACCCAGAGGCGCTGCTGTCAAAGGAGTCCGACACTATGGCGCACAAAAAATTCAGGTTAGGGCTGCACAATAATTTAGCGTTCACGATGGATGAGATGACCAACGTGCTGCCCGCGGCGGTATCCAATTTTGCGTACGAGGTTACGCAGGGCGAAGGCGCGGGGAGGATGCAGTCGCAGGTAAACATGGAGCGCACCAACGACACGCACTGGTCCACGCTCGTTATAAGCTCGTCGAATTCGTCCCTGATACAGAAGCTGGGCACCATAAAATCCACCGCGAACGGCGAGGTTATGCGGTTGCTGGAATACGCCATCCCCCCGTCGGGGGTGATGACCAAGAATGAAGCCTACCAATTATATGAAGGCGTCATGTACCAGAACTATGGGGTGGCGGGTCCAATTTACATAGATTGGCTGGTTAAGAATCAGGAAATCGCCATCGCGCTAATGCTGGAAGTCCAGAAGAAAATCGACATTTTGGCGGGGCTAGCCAACAAGGAACGGTACATCTCTGCGGTGGTTGCGGCCAACATAACCGGGGGCATCATAGCTAACGATTTGGGACTTATAAAATACGACATAGACAAAATAATAAATTGGGTTGTTATGTCGCTTATACCCGAATGGCGTAAAGACGTAATTAATACCGTGTCCACATACGACGACGTGCTAGGGGAATTCCTAAACGCTAATCTGGGCACTACCTTGGTAGTTAACAACGAGATGGACCTACGCAGTGGGCTGTTTGAAGCCCCGTTTTTGGAGCCCCGCTACGAGCTGTCAGTTCGCATAGAGGTAGACGAAAAGCTAATCTACATAGACGCTAAAACATTTAAACGTTATTGCACTAAAGAACAAGTAGTGTTTAAAGACTTGCTAAACATATTATCTAAAAAAGGTATATACAAAGGTGAGAGTAGGAAGCGTTTGACTAGGGGGACTAAGATGGTTGCCCCCGCGGTGCAGTGCTACTGCTTTACCTTCCGCAACGAGGACGTATTCGGGGCAGAGTCTTTGATCGTGAACGTCTCCCCGATGGTATCCGCGTAGTGGGGATGGTTATCCACACGCTGGACTTTGTCGTGAAGTGGCGGAAATTTACTTTCGGGGCGTCGTTTTTTATTCCGTGCTTGGATGTGGAGACCGCCACCAGAGTCGTGCGCGCGGAGTGCAAGAAACGAAAATATATAATTAAGATTCTGTTGGCTGTGGAAGACTCAGTGCGGGGAATACGGGTGTGGCGGGTTCGGCCCCTGTATTTCACCTACCGGCGCAAGGGGTGGTGGGAATAGCGCCTTAGTTGCGTCAATCCGTATCATCCCGTATCATCCCGTATCAACGCATTGTCTGTGTTCTTGCCCCACCCCGGGAAACCGAGGTGGGGTTTTTTTATGGGTAGGCTGGGGTGGGGATAACATTGTAGAACTTTCTTGTCGATGGTAGTTCGCTGAGCGACACCGGGACACCATAGACTTGGTTCCTTCCGCTAATATCGAATTGTTTTCTGGACGCTTCGATCGAGTCTCCGGTAATGTCTTTCCCGTTTGGACGCCCTTTGGCGCGGTTGGCTCGCTGTGTAGCGTTCCATTTAGCCTGTGCTTCTCGCGCGGCGGCAAGGTCGTCAGGATCTTTGGAATTCCGCGCTGCTTCAAACATAGCGAGGATGGCTGAGCGACGGTTTGACAGGGATTTCTTCTCCGCAGAGATAGCCGCCCGGGTGTTGTATATTTCCTGTACACGGTAGGGGGTAATCCCCGCGGTCATCATCAACGCTTCTGCTACGCTTACTTCTGATAGGAGTACTCCACTAGAGTTCTTAATTCCATTAACCCCAGCCCCTACGCCCTTTACCACATTTCTTATCATTGTCGGGGCTAAAAGTGTAAAGCCTTCTAAAAGTTTACCCTCGTTAAATTTACCAACCGCTTTCTCTACATCTAATGCAATAGAAGCAATAGGCCCTAATAATGTTTCGGCAGCGTACCTAACCACCCCAACCTTCTCCACTTTACCGGGGTTATCTCTCCACACTAAGTTACTTAGCCCAGCGCGAGATAGTGATACGTTTAGCGCAGCGCCGACGACCCCGCGGGTAAGCAGGGGGGATAGCGCACGGTCCATTTCGTCTATTGGATCTAACGGCTCGTCGTCGTCTCCAAAAATACCACTAACCATATGGATAAAGAATTCTATCGCCCCCATCATCGGCAAGCCGTGGATGCCGGACACCAGTCCAGCCAACACGACGATGGAGATTAACTGCCTTCTGGCTAAATTTTGGACTTCTCTTGGTGCGTCCATAAAGGCCGTCTTAAATAATTTAGCCTGTAAGTGCATCATATTTAGCGGGTAGCGCTTGAAGGTACCGATTATCCGGCCTATGCCTTTTTGGAACGCCTGCGGTCCAAGTTCCGCCATTGCGCTGCCGTTGTATTTTTCAGTGTCTAAAAGTGCGCGTTTAATAGCGTCCTCGTGCGACATGCCCGACCCTTCCGCCAGCATGTACGACGCTAAGAGTGTCACTTCACGATTGAACCTCTCCGTATTCTGGAATATCCACCCGAGGTGGGCTTTTATGATGGGCCACACCGCTGCGTCGTCGATCTTGCCAGCGTTTTTCTGGACGGCCAAATCTTGTCCTATCGATCGCCCTATGACATGTACCCCTTCCGCGGCGTAGTAGAGGTCTATGAATTTTTGCGGGAACGCTTGGTTAGCTTTGGCTTTATCCCCGTAAAAAGTGCTGTCTCCTAGGCTTTTATTGGTACCCACCACTTTCATTTCGGTGTTGTCGTCTTGCCCACCGGTTAAAAACATCCGCATAGCGGTCGTTATCGCGTCGGATGCTTTGCCTTGGCCGTACTCGCCTCCAAGCCCCCCCTGAACAACCACCGGTATCGTCATGGTATTCATGAGCGCGGTACCAATATTGCCTAGGATGTAGTACACGTAGCTTATTTGCCCGACCGCAGACATAGCCGTGCCCACATGCGGACTACGCATGAATTCCTTACCGCTCTCGATATTACGCAATACTACGCGAGTGCGTTCATCCGTTATTTCACCGTTTTCTGTGGCATATTTGTTTATGCTCGCGTATATATCGTCTAGTTGTTTCGTTTTCTCCATTTGCACCAGCGCACGAATAAGTCGCGGGCCCGTAGACGCTAGCGCGTACAGCATATCCTTTTGGTACCCGGGAGTGCCTTTACGCTTGCGGAACTGGTTACGAATGGACTTAGCCGGGAACATGT